GTTTGGCCAAGTGCATATGCTTCTGGAGCACTAGTTAAGTGTCGTAAAGCAGGTGCTGGTAATTGGGGCAATAAATCAGAATCTGTTGAACAACAATACAAAGAAGATACAAAGTATTGTCTTCTTTGTAAAAAGAATGAAAAAAAAGAAGAGTGTGCTTGGGGACCTTCTATGTGGGACAAATATACTATTGCCAAAATTCATCCAGCAAATGAGTCTGTAGATAATTCAATTGAAGAGGGAATTGGAACTACAATAACTAAGGCACTTGGAAGTCCTCCTCCTTTAAGTAGAAGAATGCAACTAAAGCGTGCTTTAATTGCAAGAGAAATTTCAAAAACTGCTGAAAAGAATAAAAAGAAAACTTTTAGCGGTAAAGCAAAACCCCCACAAAATGAATCATTTATTCTAGAAGATCACAAAGAAATTTCTTCTGGAAAGAAGAAAGATGATGAAGGGTATATGGCAAACATTGAGTTTGATCAAATTGAAAGATCTATTAATGTTTTGAGAAAATTGGTCAAATCTCCAAAACAACAACTTCCTGCTTGGGTTCAGTCAAAAATTACCAGAGCAGCAGACTTCATTGACACCGCAGCAGAGTATATGTCTAGTGATGAGGAAGTGAATGAGGGTCTTGATATGAAGACTTTCAAGGCAAATCGTAAAAAAGCAAAAGCATCTGCTGCTCGTGCTGATGCTGTGAAGAGAGGTCATGTAGGTAAGGAATGGTATAACAGTGGTAGAAGGTATTCTCCAGATGAAGCAAGGAGAGGTCGTGCAAACATGGATGATGAAGAAAGACGTACAAGACATCGCAGTGCTGTAGATCCTGATAATGAAGATGATAGTTCATTCTCAGCATCAAAAACAAAAAATCCAAAGAAACTCCGTAAGCAAAAAGCAATGGGAGAGGCATGTTGGACAGGATACAAGCAAGTTGGCATGAAGAAAAAGGGCAAGAAGATGGTTCCCAACTGTGTTCCTGCAAATGAAGATACCTACAAAACTTTTTCTGAATTTATGCAGATAGCAGAAGTTGCTGCATGGCAGAAAAAAGCAGGTAAGAATCCATCAGGTGGATTAAACGAAAAAGGAAGAAAATCATACGAGAGAGAAAATCCTGGTTCTGATTTAAAAGCACCTCAACCAGAAGGTGGTCCACGTAAAAGATCTTTCTGTGCTCGTATGGGAGGAATGCCTGGTCCTATGAAAGATGAAAAAGGAAGACCCACAAGAAAAGCACTAGCCCTTCGCAAATGGAAATGTTAATATGAAATCTTATAAAGAGTTTCTTTCAGAATCAGTAAACATCTCAGGTAATGCATCAGTTGGAACAATTATTGTTGGAGGTCAACCAGTTACCCAACAAGTAGGAGAAGATTTTTCTGTAGACTTTGTTTGGCAAGGTAGTATCTATAGAGTGGATATGATCTCAGAAAATGGAATTCCATCCAAAGATGAATTGACAGAAAGTCTTCAGAGTGAGTATCCTGGTGCAATTATTCACAACATATATCCAGCAACTCCAAGAAATACAAACATCACTAAAGTAAATAGATATCATCCATCAAAACTAGAGTGGATTTAATTCATGGCTATTTGGAAAAAAAATACACAAGACTTTTTAGATCAAGAAAGAAGTCTTTTTGAAACTTTTAACATAGCAGATCACTGGGGAAATCAAACTGATTGGCGTCCTCAATTCACTAATAACAATCGTCTCAAAATTACACCGTTCCAAACAGCATTCTTTAATACCTTTCAGTATGGTAAAGAGACTGATGTATGGGATGAAAGAGTAGTTGGAGTCGGAACTGCAACTCACAATGTAAATGCCAGTAATGTTGTGATGGAAGTTGGTTCTACTGCTGGAAGTAAAGTCATCAGACAAACCAAGAGTGTGATGAGATACATTCCTGGTAGAGGTGCAACTCTTGCATTTGCAATTCGTCTTGATAATCCACAGGTAGGTATTCGCAGAAGATTTGGATTGTTTGATGATAATAATGGAGTATATTTTGAGGATGATGGAGGAACATACTCGTATGTACTTCGTAGTAGCACATCAGGAATTGTTACAGAAACCAGAGTAACCAGAGAAAATTGGAATGGTGAAAAGTTTGATGGTAATGGATACACTGGAGTTACTGTAGATTCAACCAAACAACAAATGATTTCTATTAATTATGAATGGTATGGTGCTGGAATTGTAGAATTTGCCTGGTTGATGAGGAATGAAACTATTCCAAGTCATACTTTTGATAATGGAAACACTAATGATAGAGTTTGGTGCTCTACTCCATTCTTACCAATCAGAGTTGAAATTGAAAATATAACTGGTGTTGCAGGAACTCATTATCTTTATCAAGGTTCTAATTCTCTTATTCAAGAAGGAGAACCAGAAAAACTTGGAACTCTTGAGAGTATTGCAAATCCCATTACAGGGACAACAATGGCAGTTGCAAATACATTTTATCCTATTATAAGTATTCGTTTGAAATCTACACAATTATCTGCAGTAATGCTTTTGAGATCATTGCAAGCAGCAACAAACGATAACACCAATGTGTATTGGAAACTTATTGAAAATGCAACAAACACAGGTGGAACTTGGGTAGATCATCCAGATCCAAACTCTTTTATGCAATATAATATTACAGAAACTGCGACGACTGGTGGAACTACTTTGTTAAATGGATTTGTTGTTGGTGGTGGTGCTGCATTGATTAATATTGATGATAAAGCAGCACTCCAATTAGGTAGAAGTGGTATTGGAACAATCAGTGATACTTATACTCTTGCTTGTGCAAGTCCTAATACCAACAAAGCAGCACTTGCGGTTCTTAACTGGATTGAACAAAGGTAACTTATTATGGCGTCTGATATCTATCTTGGCAATCCCCTGTTAAAAAAAGCAAATACTGCAATTGAATTTTCTGAAGATCAAATTCTTGAATTCGTAAAATGTAAGAATGATCCTGTTTATTTTGCAAAGAATTATGTTCAGATTGTGACTTTGGACCATGGACTTCAAAAATTTAAACCATATGATTTCCAAGAAAAGTTAATTAAGAACTTCCACAACAATAGATTTAATATTTGTAAGATGCCTCGCCAGACAGGCAAATCAACAACAGTTGTATCTTATTTGCTTCATTATGCAATTTTTAATGACAATGTAAATATTGCAATTCTTGCTAATAAAGCATCAACTGCAAGGGATTTACTTCAAAGATTACAAACTGCATATGAAAATCTTCCTAAGTGGTTGCAGCAAGGGATTATAGCCTGGAACAGAGGTTCTATGGAACTAGAGAATGGTTCCAAGATTCTTGCTGCTTCTACCTCAGCCTCTGCAGTTAGGGGTGGATCTTATAATATTATCTTCCTTGATGAATTTGCATTCGTTCAAAATCATCTTGCAGATGACTTCTTTGCCTCTGTATATCCTACAATTTCTTCAGGACAATCTACAAAGGTAATCATTGTTTCTACTCCTCATGGCATGAACCATTTTTATCGTTTATGGCATGATGCAGAAAGAGGTAAAAATGAATATGTACCAACAGAAGTTCATTGGACAGAAGTTCCTGGTAGAGATGAAAATTGGAAGAAACAAACTATCTCAAACACTTCTGAACAACAATTTAAAATAGAATTTGAATGTGAATTTTTAGGATCAGTAGATACTCTTATTGCACCAAGTAAACTTAAAAGTTTAGTCTATGACAATCCAATAAAATCAAATAAAGGTCTAGATGTTTATCAAGAATCCAAAAGTAATAGAGATTATGTAATTACAGTGGATGTTGCTAGAGGAGTTGGTAGTGACTACTCAGCATTTGTAGTTTTTGACATAACATCTTTCCCCCATAAAATTGTAGCCAAATATAGGAATAATGAAATAAAACCCATGCTATTTCCTAGTATCATATATGAAGTAGCAAGGGCATACAATGATGCATTTATTCTCTGCGAAGTTAATGATGTTGGCGATCAAGTAGCAGCAATTATTCAGTATGATCTTGAGTATCAAAATCTACTCATGTGTTCTATGAGAGGACGAGCAGGTCAAATTGTAGGGCAAGGATTTTCTGGAAAGAAAACACAACTTGGTTTGAAAATGTCAAAGACAGTAAAAAAAGTTGGGTGCTTAAATTTAAAGACAATGATAGAAGAGGATAAATTAATCTTTAATGATTATGAAATTATTAGTGAGCTTACCACATTTATACAAAAACACAATTCCTTTGAGGCAGAAGAAGGGTGTAATGATGATTTAGCTATGTGTTTGGTGATCTATGCCTGGTTAGTTGCACAAGAATATTTCAAAGAACTTACAGATCAAGATGTTAGAAAAAGATTGTATGAAGACCAAAAGGATCAAATAGAACAAGACATGTCTCCTTTTGGATTTATTTCAGATGGATTGGATTCTTTATTAGGAGAAGTTGATTCTGAGGGGGATGTATGGTTTTCTGATGAATATGGCGATAGATCATTCATGTGGGAATATAGATAAAAAAGATAAATTTATAAATACTTTTAGAGCAAAATGAAGTATTTTTTAGAGGAGTTAAAATGGCTTTAAGCTTAGCATCTCCAGGGATTAAGGTAAGAGAGGTAGATTTAACAAGAGGTGGTATAAACAATACTACATCATTATCTGCTGGTATTGCTGCACCCTTTGAAAAGGGACCAGTAAATGAAGTAGTAACTATTTCCAATGAAAATGAATTGGTTTCTATTTTTGGAAGACCATCAAAAAATGATTATCACTACGAATATTGGTACTCAGCATCAAACTTCCTTTCTTATGGAGGAAATTTAAAGGTCGTAAGATGTTCTGGGCCTAATTTAAACAATTCAAATGCTGGAGTTGGAGTAGGAACAGCAACTTCACTTCTAATTGAAAATTTTGAAGACTATGATACAAACCATTCAGCAGCAACTAATTTCTATTGGGCGGCAAAAAATCCTGGATATTGGGCAGATGGCATCAAAGTTTGTGTAATTGATAATTTTGCAGACCAAACAATTAGTGGAATTTCTACTAGTGCAATTCAGGTAGGTTATGCAGTAACACAACCACTATCTGGAACAGTTGCTGGAATTGGACAAACTATATCTGCAGATGGTTATTTGAAGGGAATTGTTTCTGGAATTGGAAATTCAGAAGTATATGTTAAGATTTTAAGCACAGTAAGTTCTGGAGGAACTGAAACTTCTATAGAATATACAGAAAATGGAACTTATGAATTTAAGCCTAATGTAAGTGGTTTATTCTTCAATGGAACCACACCATTTTCTTCTAATGTAATTGTTACAGTAACAAGAGCTGGACTTGGAACTTTCCCAGCAGGAATAGTCACTGCTTCAAGCACATTAACCTTACTTGATACAACATCACAAGTTCTGCTTGACAATGCTGGCGGGGCATCCTTAGCAAGTGGAGATACTACAGTATTTGTTTCAAATACAAGTGGAATAACTACTGCAAATTATATTTTAATTAATAGTGAAATTATTCAAGTAACTTCAGTTGGTGTATCTAATAACCTTGGTGTTGTTAGAGCTAGCTATGGAACTACTGCTACATCTCATGCAGATGGAAGTATTGTAAAAGTCTTAAGTGTAGTTTCTGCTGGTGCCACTGTTGTTGGTTCTGCAACTTCAACTGCAACAACATTAACAATATCAGCATTGGGGAATGTTTCTTCTGGGGATTACTTAGTAAACACAACTACTAATGAAGTATTAACAGTAAACGGCACAATTCAATCATCTTCATTTACAAATTTCCAAGCATCTGATTGGTATAATACACAATATGTGTTAAATACTTCAAATAATGATAGTTCTAATCTTCTTTGGAGAAGTATTGCTCCAAGACCAAGAACCAATCAATATGTTAGAGATAGAGGAGGAAACAATGATGCTCTTCATGTGGTAGTAATTGACAGTAAGAGATCCAATAATGTTTCTGGAACATCAGAAACACTTCTTGAGAAATTCACTAATCTATCAAAAGCATCAGATACTCAAATTTCTCCAACCCAAAAAGTTTATTACAAAGACTATATTGCAAACAATTCTCAATACATTTATGCAGGCAAATCTTTAGGAGATGCTACAGATTCATATTGGAATGTTGATCCAGTTACATCTAAGTTTTCTTCAGGAACTACCCCACAATCTGAATCTTTAGGTCTATGGGGAATTGAATCTGTTGGAGTATCTTTCAATTCAATTGGAAACAAATCTTTCTCTTTAAGTGGAGGAAAGGATTATAGTGGGGCATCAAATATTGGTGGATACACAGTTTCACTGAGCAATCTTTCAACATCCTATGATAAACTTTCAAATGAAACTGAAGTTCCTTTGAACTTTATTTTACAAGGAAGTGCATCTTTAGGTAAGGAAATTGAACAAGCAAAGGCAAATAAACTGATTCAAATAGCAGATTCTAGAAAAGATTGTGTGGCATTCATTTCTCCATATAGAGAAGGAATTGTTAATGTCTCCAATTCAGCAACACAATTAAACAATGTGCTTGCATTCTTTAGTCCATTGACATCCTCATCTTATGCAGTATTTGATTCTGGATATCAATATGTTTATGATAGATTTAATCAACAGTTTGTATACATTCCATGTTCAGCAGATGTTGCTGGATTGTGTGTGAGAACTGACATTAACCAATTCCCTTGGTATTCTCCAGCAGGAAAAACAAGAGGAACTTTGAAGTTCCCAATTAAATTAGCATATAATCCAAATCAAGATGATAGAGATAAACTTTACTCACAAAGAATAAATCCAATTATTTCATCACCAGGATCTGGAATAGTGTTGTTTGGTGATAAGACTGCACTATCTTATCAATCAGCTTTTGATAGAATTAATGTTAGAAGATTATTCATTACCATTGAGCAAGCAATTAAAGGTGCTGCAGATTCTCAACTATTTGAATTTAATGATCCATCAACTAGAGCAAACTTTATTAACATTGTTGAACCATATTTAAGAGATGTTCAGGCTAAGAGAGGAATAACTGATTTCCTTCTTGTCTGTGATGAAACTAACAATACCCCTGATGTTATTGATAGGAATGAGTTTATTGCTGATATATATGTAAAACCAGCACGTTCCATCAACTTTATTGGACTAACATTTGTTGCCACTAGAACTGGGGTATCTTTCCAATCAATAGTTGGTACAGTTTAATTTAACTAGGAGAAAAACCAATGCCTAATTTTTCAGATAGAACTATTGATAAATTCAAAACCCAGATGAAGGGTGGGGGAGCAAGAAGCAACCTCTTTGAAGTTAGTTTTGGATCACAACTAAATGGAACACCAACTACATCAACTGGAAATGCCACAGTATTTTCTAATCTTGGATTAGATCAATACTCATCTGATGATTTAATGTTAATTAAATCTGCTGGACTTCCAGCTTCAACAATCACTGAAATTCCAGTTCCATTTAGAGGAAGAACACTCAAAATTGCTGGGGATAGAACATTTGATATTTGGTCAATTACCATTATTAATGATACAGATTTCAAGTGGAGAAAACTATTTGAAAGATGGATGAATTACATCATCAAAGTTTCAGATGGATCAGGAACAGTCAATCCAACTGAATATATGGCAGACATGAATGTTGCTCAGCTATCAAGAGCACCTGGAGTTGCTCCAAATGTATCTAATGGAAATGAAATACAAGTGTTGAGAAAATATGTTGTACATGGTGTTTTCCCAACATCAGTATCACAGATTGATCTTTCATACAATAATGAAAATGAAATTGAAGAGTTTACTGTAGATCTTCAAGTTCAGTGGTGGGAAGCTTATGATGAAAATAATGTGGGTGATATTGTCTGATAAATAGGTAATAACTAAACTATTAATTACACTATGGCAAGACTTTTTGGATTTTCAATAGAAGACGAGAATAAGTTATCTACTAGTACAGTATCCCCCGTCCCTCAAAATAATGAGGACGGGGTTGATTATTATTTGACTAGTGGATTTTATGGACAATATGTGGATATTGAAGGTGTCTATAGGAATGAGTATGATTTAATAAAAAGATATAGAGAAATGGCACTTCACCCAGAGTGTGATAGTGCTATTGAAAATGTAGTTAATGAAGCTATTGTGAGTGATTTGAATGATTCACCAGTAGAAATTGAACTGAGCAATTTAAATGCTAGTGATGGACTAAAGAAGATTATTCGAGAAGAATTTAAATACATAAAAGATCTTCTGGGGTTTGATAAAAAAGCTCATGAAATCTTTAAAAATTGGTATATTGATGGTAGAATAATTTATCATAAAGTAATTGACACCAAAAGACCTACTGAAGGACTGCAGGAAATTAGATATATTGATGCACTGAAAACTAGATTCATTAGAAAAGAAAGGAAGAGTGATGGTGGCAATGTAAATTTAGGCGCAAATGTCATTAACAATTTAGATCCAAATAAGCAACAATCTTTTAAAGATCCCATTATTGATGAGTATTTTATATACTATCCTCAAGGACAAATCCAGAAAGTAGGATCAACCAATAGGGGGGTTCCAATTGCAAAGGATTCTATTACATATGTTACTTCGGGATTAGTAGATAGAAATAGGCAGCTAACTCTTTCCTACTTACACAAAGCTATTAAAGCATTAAATCAACTCAGAATGATTGAAGATTCTTTGGTGATTTATAGACTTTCTAGAGCTCCTGAAAGAAGAATATTTTACATTGATGTAGGCAATCTTCCTAAAGTCAAAGCAGAACAATATCTCAGAGAGGTAATGTCTCGCTATAGAAATAAACTTGTTTATGATGCATCTACTGGTGAAGTTAGAGATGACAAAAAATTCATGAGTATGATGGAAGATTTTTGGCTTCCTCGTCGTGAAGGTGGAAGAGGTACTGAAATTACAACTCTTCCTGGAGGACAAAATCTTGGTGAACTCACTGATGTTCAATATTTTCAGAAAAAACTTTTCAGAGCATTAAATGTTCCAGAATCAAGAACTGCCTCTGATGGTGGATTTAACTTAGGAAGATCATCTGAAATTCTTAGGGATGAATTGATGTTTGGTAAGTTTGTGGGCAGATTGAGGAAAAGATTTAGTAATGTTTTCCACGACTTATTGAAGACACAATTAATTCTCAAAAATATTGTGACCCCAGAAGATTGGGAAAAAATGAGTGATCATATTCAATACGATTATCTGTATGATGGTCATTTTGCTGAGCTCAAAGAAACTGAGTTGATGAATGAAAGATTAAATCTTATGGTTGCTATTGAACCATACATTGGAAGATATTATTCTCAAGATTATGTAAGACGTAAGATTTTACGTCAAACTGACCAAGAAATCGTAGATGAAGATAAGTTGATGAAAAAAGAAATTAATTCTGGCGTTTATCCTGATCCAAAATTGATGCCTCCTCTAGGTCCAGATGGTATGTCATTAGATCCAATGTCTGCAGGAAATGAACCTATGGGAGCAGTCCCAAAAGAGCCTGGTATTAATGCAGACAAATCAACTTCAATAAATTCCAAAGCAGCAGAAATATAAATAGTGTATAATTTTGAAATTATATATGGACTCATCAGAATTAATGGATAGCATTTTAACTGGAACTTCCGCAGAGGAAGTTTCAGATAATATCAAAGCAATTTTATATCAAAAGTCTGCTGAAAAGATAGATGATATTACTCCATACATAGCACAATCAATGTTTTCCCCAGAGGAAGAGTAATGGCATTAAAAGTTGTACAATACCTAGAACAGATAACTCCTCCAAATAATGGAATAAGTACAAGTAGTCCTATTTCATTACAAACAGGATATTTAAGATTTTCTGCTATTGGAGGGGCTTCATACATTAGATTAGATGCAGATAATGTCGTAGGAGTCACTACATCTACTGGATTTGCAATTCCACAAAATCATGTAGAAATTTTAAAGGAAAGAGTTGCTAGACAAAAAATATCAGGAATAACAACTGGTGCATCTACAGTAGTAACCTTTGGTGAAAATTTTGGCAATCCCTTTATTGTAGGAGATTATGTTACTATCTCTGGAGCACTACCAGTTGGTCTCAATACTGTACATCAAGTAATAACTTCAAAGACAGACAATTCAATTACAATAAGTGCAGATACAAGTTCCATTTCTGGAATAGTTACTGTAACAAATTCAACTGTATCTAGATCAATAACAATTTGTGCAACCACTTTGTCTAATAATGTTAGTTTGAATATCTCTGAGGTTCAAATAGCAGGTCAATGAAAATGAAGCTAATCACAGAAGAAATTGAATCAGTAGAAATTATTACTGAAGAAAAAGATGGGGTTAAAAACCTTTACATTCAAGGTCCTTTTCTACAAGCAGAAGTCACAAATAGAAATGGAAGAAATTATCCAATTTCTATTTTAGAAAGAGAAGTAAAAAGATATAATGACAGTTTTATACATAAAGGCAGAGCTCTTGGTGAACTTGGTCATCCAGATGGTCCCACAGTAAATTTAGATAGAGTTTCTCACATGATTACTTCCCTCCACAGAGAGGGGACTAATTTTATTGGGAAGGCAAAACTTCTTGATACACCAATGGGAAATATTGCAAAATCACTTTTAGGTGAGGGAGTGACTCTTGGAGTTTCTTCTAGAGGAATTGGATCTTTAGTTGAAAGAAATGGAATTAAATATGTTGGAGAAGACTTCATGTTAGCAACTGCTGCTGACATTGTTGCTGATCCCTCTGCTCCTGATGCTTTTGTTCAAGGAATTATGGAAGGCAAAGAGTGGGTCTGGGAAGGAGGAGTGTTAAGAGAAATG